TCAATTAGAAGATCGTCTTGATGAATCAATAGAATATTTTAATATAAATCATTGGGATGGATCTGAACGTACTTATGTGTCGCACTTAGTCACAAATAATGATGTTAGTAATAAATATCTTCCTGTGGCTGATATAATTTATGGTATAAACAAAGTATTTCCTATTTACGCAGGTTCATCTACAAGTAAAAATATTTTTGATTTACAATATCAGTTAAGATTAAACGATTTGTATGATTTATCATCTACTTCAGTTGTTTATTTTACTACAGTAATGAACCATTTACAATTACTTGATACAGTTTTAAATGGACAACCATTGGCTCGTTTTAATCGTTTAACAAATAGATTAAATATAGATATTAAATGGGGAACTGCTGTAAAGGCTGGTGATTATATTATATACGATGCTTATAAAGCCATAGACCCTGCTACATTTACAAAAATGTATAATGAGCCATGGTTAAAAAGTTATACTACTGCATTGTTTAAAGCACAATGGGCTACAAATTTAAAAAAGTTTTCAGGATTAGAACTTCCTGGAGGTGTTACACTTGATGGTGATAAACTATATGCTGAAGCAATTGAAGAAAAAAAAGAATTAGAAGAAACATTAGTTGGAAAAAGTGCGCCATTAGAATTTTCAGTAGGATAAACAAATGTCTAGAAATGTTTATTTTACACAAGGAACTGCGAATGAGCAAAACCTAATAGAAGATTTAATTATAGAATCTTTAGGGATTTATGCTCAAACTGTTTATTATATACCAAGAAAATATGTAAATAAAGATCAAATTCTTGGTGAAGATACTTTAAGTACATTTAATCATGCTTATCCGATTGAAATGTATTTTGAAAATGTAAAAGATTATGATGGAGCAGGTTCTTTCGTAAGTAAATTTGGTTTAATGATTGAGTCATCAGCTACATTAGTTGTAGCGAGAAGAAGATGGAATCAATTAGTTGGTCAATATGGTAATACGATTTTAACAAATCGTCCAGTTGAAGGAGATTTAATTTATTTTCCTTTAACTAAAAGTTTGTTTGAAATAAGATTTGTAAAAGATAAAGATCCTTTTTATCAATTAGGAAAACTTTACACTTATAAATTACAAGTTGAATTATTTCAATATTCTTCTGAAAAAATTGATACTGGTGTTCCAGAGATTGATGTATTTGAGCCATTAAAAACATTTAATACTGATCCTTCACGTAATGAAGTAATGTATGTGAATAGTATTACATTTACAAATCTTGGTGCAGGATATGCGACAGCACCAACATTGACATTTACTGGTGGAACACCAATTACGAATGCTACAGCTACTTGTACTATATTAAATGGTAAAATAAATAGTGCTACGATTACGAATGTAGGAAATGGATTTAAGAGTGTACCTACAATTACAATAAGTGCACCACCAGCTGGAGGAACTCAAGCTGTTGCTACTTGCACTTTAAATATGAATATTGATAAACAAGGTGGCTTTGGCGATAACGTTTCGGTTAAAGTTGAGAGAGATGCGAATAATAATAAGGTAGCATGGTCTGAGAATAATCCATTTGGAGAATTTTAAACATGTTAAATAAACCACCATATTATCACGAGACGATAAGAAATTGTATTATAGGATTTGCAAAAATATTTTCAGATCTTAAGATTGAAAGAAAAAAAGCAAATGGAACAGTTGAACAAACTATATTAGTTCCGATTGCTTATGCTCCGAAAGAAAAGTGGATACAACGTATAGAACAAGATCCTACTCTTTCTAATCAAGTAATGACTACTTTACCACGTCTTTCTTTTGAAATGACTGGACTAAATTTAGATGCTACAAGAAAAGTTTCACGTATGTCATCTATTGAAAAAAATAAAGCAGTTGGAGCTGGAGTAAATACAGCAAATAGAGTATTCGCTCCTGTACCATATAATTTGGATATAAGCTTATATTGTATATCTAAAACTACAGAGGATGGTTTACAAATAGTAGAACAAATTCTACCCTATTTTACACCAGAATTCACGATGAGTATTCAATCGATGAAAACACCTCTTGATATTGTCACTGATGTTCCGATTATATTAAACAGTGTGACATTTGTAGATGAATATGATGGTACATTTGAGACACGTAGGTTTGTGACATGGACATTAGGTTTTCAATTAAAACTTAATCTTTTTGGATATGCAAACCCAGATGGTAAAATTATATCTAAAACGATTGTTGATATTGGCAATCCAGATAGACAAAACACGATTGTAGCCAACCTAAATACAGGTGGAATTACGAGTGAAACATGGGAAGATATATTTAAAACTTCCGAATATGATATAAAATAACAGGAAACAAATATGGCAAAACAACCGATAGGAGTTGGAGCATCACCAAACGATGGCACAGGGAATACCTTGCGAGATGGTGGTGTAAAAATCAATTCTAATTTTGACGAATTATATAACGCACTAGGTGGAAACACTTTGCGTATCGCAATACCATCATCAGCAATTTCAAATAACGCAACACTTAAATTTGATGGAACTAATTTTGTACCAAACACAGATATAGATACAAATACTACTTACTCAATTAGTGCTGAAACAGTTGCGAGTGGTGGTAAAATAAGATTAACTGGATCAGATGCTACAACTGATGATGTATCCTTTTTATCAGCAAATGCTGGTCTTACAATTACTCGTACTGATGCAAATACAATCACATTAACAAACAATAACCCAGCACCTGTCACTTTTTCTTTAAGTGCTGAAGCTATTCAAGCAGGACAAAGAACAATTCGTTTAACTGGTTCAAATGCTTCATTATCTGATATTGCAATTATTGCTGGTACTGGTATCACAATATCAAACCCAACATCTTCATCTATTACTTTAGATGCTGCAATTTCTTCAGTAAATGGATCAACTGGTGCAATTATTACAAATAGAACATATTCTTTTGGTGGTGCTACATCTTCTAATTATCTTGTCACTGGTCCAGGATTGCCTACAGCTGGATCGAATGACCCAGATATTATTGCTCAAAGAGGTGAGACTATAAGATTTACAAATACACGTTCAGGACAAATTTTAGAAATACTTGATTCTTCTAACGTTGCTCCAGCAAACGATTTTATTTCATCACAAGGTGCTACTCCAAATACAGCAGATCAAAACCAAACAATTACATTTACAATACCAATGACTGCTGCTACAGGAAACACATTTAAATATCGCAGTCAAACTGAACCTGCGAATATGTTAGGAAATATAGTAGTTATTTAATAAGGGTGGTTAGGGCTTATGCCTACAAATTTTTATAATGCAAATACAGCTTTAAAAGCTGTTGGTGTAAAAGTAAAATTTACAAAACAAGAAGTACAAGAATTTCTTAAATGTAAAGAAGATCCAATTTACTTTATAGAAAATTATTGTAAAATTGTTTCATTAGATTTAGGATTAATTCCTTTCGCATTATATGATTGTCAAAAAGAAAAAGTAAGGACAATTATGAATAATCGTAAAGTGATTCTAATGGAAGGAAGACAGCAAGGAAAAACTATTACTTCTGCTGCATGTATTGTACATTATACATTGTTTAATGATAACGTCACAGTTGGTATTTTAGCAAATAAAGGAAATACTGCTAGAGAAGTTTTAGATCGTTATCAATTAATGTATGAAAATTTACCTTTATGGTTGCAACAAGGTGTTGTGACTTGGAATAAAGGAGATATAGAATTAGAGAATGGTAGCAAAGTATTTACTTCAGCTACAACACCAAGTGCGATACGTGGTAAGTCAGTTAATTGGTTATATATTGATGAAGCTGCAATTATACCAAATCAAATCGCAGAAGAATTTTTTACTTCAGTTTATCCTACTATTATGGCAGGAGAAACTACAAAAATATTATTAAGTTCTACTCCATTAGGATATAATCACTTTTGGAAATTTTGGAATGATGCTGTAAATAATAGAAATGGATTTAAAAATCTTTTTATTCCTTATGATAAAATTCCAGGACGTGATAAAGCTTGGGCTGAAGCACAAAGAAAATTACTTGGTGATGTAAAATTTAATCAAGAAATACTTTGTGAATTTTTGGGCAGTTCACTTACACTTATTAATGGTGAAACATTAAGAAATTTATCTCCTAAGCCATTTATATATTCTAAGGATGGTTTAGATATACTAGAAAAACCTGAACCAAATCACAAGTATGTAATTGTGGTTGATCCAAGTAAAGGAACAGGAAGAGATTATACAGCATTTACTGTTTTTAATATAACTGAAATGCCCTATAAAATTGTAGCGAAATATCGTTCGAATACGATTAGCCCTTTACTCGTTCCAAGTGTTATAGATAAAGTTGGAAGAGATTATAATAAAGCTTTCGTGTTAATTGAAATTAACAATGGTGAAACAATACCTTATATTCTACATAATGAATTAGAATATGAGAATATGATTTGGGTTGCAAGATCTAAAAACGAAGGACAAAGAATTACTGGTGGGTTTGGCGATAAGTCTAGTTCACTAGGTGTCACAACTGATGTTTCTGTAAAAAGAAAAGGTTGTAGCATATTAAAGAATTTAATTGAGAATAATAGTTTATTAATATTTGATTCAACTATTATTAGCGAATTAACTACATTTATCAGCAAAAATGGTTATTTTTCAGCTGACGATGGCTATACTGATGATTTAGTGATGACGTGTGTACTCTTTGCTTGGCTTACTGGTGACGTATATTTTAGAGAAATAACAGACGTAAATATAAGAAAAGAGTTATATAAAAAACAAATACAAGAGATTGAAGAAGAGTTGACTCCATTTGGCTTCTTAAATGATGGAAATGATCGAGAAAACCCTTCAAATTTTTAAAAAAACTAAATAGGTAAGAGAAATAGCACGTTTGTCAAGAAACGTGTCAATAATTAAAGAGGAGAGAGCAAAATGGCATTCCAATTAAGTCCAGGAGTAATTGTCACAGAAAAGGACTTCACAAGCATAGTTCCTAATGTTGCCACAAGTGCAGGTGCATTTGTAGGTAAATTCGCATGGGGACCAATCGAAGATCCAGTGCAAATTACATCCGAAAACGAATTAGTAGAGAGATTCGGTAAACCAGATGATTCAAATTTTGAATCATTCTTTACTGCAGCTAACTTTTTATCATACTCGAATAATTTATTCGTAGTAAGAGGAAATGGTTCAAGCGATAGAAATGCAGTAGTTTCTGGTACCGCAGTTAAAATTAAAAACGCAGAACAATACTTATCATCATATGCAGGTGGTCAAGGAACTGTTGGTGAATTTGCAGCTAAATGGGCTGGTTCACTGGGCAATTCATTAAAAGTATCAATGGCAGATAAGTCGACTTTCACAGGTTGGACTTATGAAACTAGCTTTGATAGATCACCAGACACATCAGCTTGGGCAACATCAAATAACGTATCAAATGACGAATTACACATTATCGTAATCGATGAAGATGGGTTGTTTACTGGCACAGCTGGTACAATTTTAGAAAAATTTGAATATGTATCAAAAGCAGTAGGTGCTAAAAAATCAGATGGTTCGAATAATTATTACAGAGATGTAATTAATTCAAATTCAAAATACATTTGGTGGATGGATCATCCTACTCAAGCAGCAGAAGTAAATAACGTAGCGAATGCTAACGCAGTTGCTTGGGGTACTGCTCCAGCAGCACAACCTTACAAAGATATCAACGCAGCAGTAAATGCCTCTTTAACTGGTGGTGTTGATGACTATGCAGGTATAACTGCAGGAAACATTCAAACAGGTTATGCATTGTTTGCAAACGATCAGCTTGACATATCGTTAGTCCTTTTAGGAAAAGCGACAGCAGCAACAGCAACTTATGTAATTAATAACGTTGTAGAAGTAAGAAAAGATTCAGTAGCTTTTATCTCTCCAGAAGCAGCAGGTGGTTCTTATATTTCTGATTCTTCAGCGACTCCAGTAGCAGATATTATAACATATAGAACAGCACTTCCAAGTTCTTCTTATGCTATATTAGATTCTGGTTATAAGTTTCAGTATGATCGTTATAATGACAAGTATCGTTATGTCCCATTAAATGGTGATGTAGCAGGTCTTGCCGCAAGAACAGATTATGCTCAAGATCCATGGTATTCACCAGCTGGTGCAAATCGTGGTCAAATTAAAAATGTTGTTAAACTAGCATTTAATCCAAATAGAACACAAAGAGATTCACTTTATCAAAAAGGTGTAAATCCAGTTGTGACGTTTCCAGGAGAAGGAACACAATTATTTGGAGACAAAACTTTATTGTCAGCACCAAGTGCTTTCGATAGAATCAATGTACGAAGATTATTCATTGTATTAGAAAAAGCGATATCAATTGCTGCAAAAGCACAATTGTTTGAATTCAATGATTCTTTCACTCGTGCTCAATTTAAAAATCAAATAGAACCATTCTTAAGAGACGTACAAGGTCGTCGTGGTATTACTGATTTTAGAGTTGTGTGTGATGAAACTAATAATACAGCAGAAGTAATCGACAAAAATGAATTTGTAGCAAGCATTTTCATTAAACCTAATCGCTCAATCAACTTCATTAATCTAACATTTGTGGCAGCAAGATCAAGTGTTAATTTTAGTGAAATCGGTGGCTAATAATTAAAGGAGAAACTTAAATGGCTGATATAGCAGATTTTAAAGCACAAATGACTGGTGGTGGGGCACGTCCCAATCAGTTTCGTGTTGAGTTAATTTTCCCTAGCTACGTTGTTGCAGGGATTTTGGCAAGTGCGCAAGCTCAATTTTTATGTAAAGCAGCACAATTACCAGCAAGCACAATAGAGAACATTCCAGTTCAATATCGTGGTCGTGCTGTTAATTTTGCAGGAGAAAGAACATTTGCTCCATGGACTGTCACAATTTATAATGATACAAACTTCAATATAAGAAATGCGATGGAACGTTGGTCAAATGGTATTCAAAACTATCAAACAACTAATGGTCGTGTAAATCCAAGAGATTATCAAACGGATTTAGTAGTAAGACAATTAGATCGTTCAGGTGCAATTATTAAATCATATCGTTTTGTTGATGCTTACCCAATTTCTATTGGTGTAGTTCAATTAGACTATGATACAGCAAATGCAGTTGAAACGTTTGATGTTGAATTTCAATACAATTACTTTGACAGTGATACAGCTTCACGTGATGGTGTAGGAGTGAATATTTCAATTGATACACCAGTTGGTTCATTCCCAATTAAAATATAATAACAAAGTTCTAAAAAGAACTTAGAAATAGATTATGGCAGAATTATTTGGCTTTGAGATTAAAAGAAAAACACCGAAGAAAGAAATTAGTTCGGTAGTCACACCATCTAATTTAGATGGTTCGACGTTGGTAGCAGACGCATCGGCTTATTATGGATTAACACTTGATTTAGATGCGAGTATTAAGGGCGAAAACGATTTAATTAAAAGATATCGTGAAGTCTCTTATTATCCAGATGCTGATAATGCGATTGAAGATATTGTAAATGAATCGATTGTATTAGATAGTCAGCGTCTTTCAGTTGACGTAGTTTTAGATGATTTAAAAGCATCAGATAAAATTAAAGACGCTATAAGAAAAGAGTTTGAAGAAATTTATAAATTATTACAGTTTGATTTACGTGGGCATGATATATTTCGTACATGGTATGTTGATGGAAGACTATACTATCATATAGTTATAGATCCAAAAAATACTAAAAACGGAATTGCTGAATTAAGATTTATAGATCCACGTAAAATACGTAAGATTAAAAATTATAAAAAAGAAAAAAATGATAAGGGTGTTGACGTAGTAAAAGATATAGAAGAATACTACATTTACAATGACAAAGGAATTACTGATAGTCTAGCAACAGGTATTAAACTATCTTTAGATTCAGTTGTATTTGCTCCATCAGGATTAACTGATTTAAATTCTGGTATGATATTATCGCATTTACATAAAGCGATAAAACCAGTGAACCAGTTAAAAATGGTAGAAGATAGTATAGTAATCTATCGTTTATCAAGAGCACCTGAACGAAGAATATTTTATATTGATGTTGGTAATCTGCCTAAGTTAAAAGCAGAACAGTATGTAAACGACATCATGAATAAGTTTAGAAATAAAGTTGTATATGATGCATCAACAGGTGAAGTACGAGATGATCGTAAACACATGTCGATGCTTGAAGATTTTTGGATGCCAAGAAGAGAGGGTGGTAGAGGAACTGAAATTACTACACTGCAAGGTGGACAAAATTTAGGCGAAATAGCTGATGTACAATATTTTCAAAAGAAATTATATCAATCTTTGAATGTTCCTGTCACAAGATTGTTGAGTGAAACAGGTTTTAATTTAGGAAGAGCAAGTGAAATAAGTCGTGATGAATTAAACTTCCAAAAATTTATTGATAGATTGAGACGTAAATTTAGCAATATTTTTTATAGTATTTTAAGAGTACAATTAATTTTAAAAGGAATTATAAAAGATCAAGAGTGGGAACAATTTAGTCAAGATATTCGTTTTGATTTTTTAAGAGATAATTTCTTTACTGAATTAAAAGAAAATGAAATATTAGCTCAAAGAATTAATATGTTAAATTCTATTGAACAATATATTGGAAAATATTATAGTATTAATTGGGTACGTAAAAATATTCTGAGACAAACAGAAGATGATATTGCGAAAAACGATAAAGAAATAGCAGGCGAGCAAAGTCAACTACGAGATTTACAAGTAGCTCAAACTGCTGAAGCAGATGGTGAAGCAATAGATGCAGAACAAGATGAAATTGATCTTGAAGAACCTTTTGCTGATGAAACTAAAAAGGAATAATTTATGGATATGAAAAACAAAATTAAAGACTTAATTGATAATATTGAAATAGGAAATGCTGATGCAATTAATGCATCGTTTTCAACAGTAATGGCTGAAAAAGTATCAGCAAGATTAGATAGTTTAAAACAAGAAGTTGCTTCTGGAGTATTTAAAGATAAAATTAAAGAAAACACTAATTAGGAGTTTAATCAAATGGCAGTCACAAAGACTATATTAAAAAAAGCTAAACACGAAGTTGTTGTTAAATTTGCAAATGATTCAGGAAATGCTCAAACTTCAATTTTTGATTTAGATGTTGATGCTTTATTAAGCACAGAAGTTATTGAAGGCACAGTAAAAGTAAATATAGTCGAAATACATTGGGCTGGTTTAGCAGGAAGTCATTTTCATTTAGAAAGAAATTCTGTAAGAGTATTTGCTGCACAAGGTTCAGATGCAGACCAATTTGTATTTTCAGGATTTGTAGATGGTGTGGAAAATACTTCTGATCTTACTATTTCTATGCATGGCGAAATTTATGTTTATGTAGTATTACGTAAAAATTCAGGATTTGAAACTAAAATAGAAACTGCTCAATTTGGTTCTTATGATAATCCTGCTGCTAGAGGTAGTTAATTAAATGAAACTTATAAGAGAATTTACAGAATCAGTAAAATATTTAGTCGAGACTCCAAAAACAGGAGAAGGAAAAACTTATTTTATTGAAGGAGTATTTTTACAAGGTGAAATTAAAAATCGTAATGGTAGAGTATATCCTATGGAAGTAATGAAAAAAGAAGTTGAAAGATATACAAAAGAAAATATTGAAAAGAATCGTGCATATGGTGAATTAGG